TTTATATCACATGGAGTTATTATTTATTATATATATCCCTGGTATCATATCAATCTATGTACCGGCAGCATAGGGGGGGGATAGCAAGAGTTCTGGTACCATCTACCCCCCTCGTTCCCCCTATACCTATTATACAAACGCCTTATAGTAGCAGTAAAAAAAATAAAAAAGATAAAAAAGCAAAAAAAGATAGAACGGATTATAAAAAAGGGCAAGAAAGCAAAGTTTATAGAATTGAGTTTAAGAAGTTGCAGTAGCGGCAGAAGACGTTTCACTGGAAAGCGGATGTTACAGGGCGGGTGAAACAGGTTGTCGCAAAAAGTGCGGTAAAAACGGAAAAAGTTGCACAATGCCGATGTACTTCCAATTTAGAAAAGCTTAATTCTATACTGTATGCGAACAAGTGTACGCAATGAGAGGGGGGAAAAGTGAGTTGAGCAACAACCTACCGGCAGATGTAATGCAGCAAGCAGAACAGTTGTTTGTTCAGGGAAAAACGGTAAGTGAAGTTGCGCGTGCGCTTAAAATCACGAACACTTCAGCGCTGTACGAACAGTTGCGGGCGAACAGTGACCTTATCCGACAGCGGCAAGTTCACTTTGAGATCGACCTTGAATTGCTCAAATACAAAGTTATTGGAACCCTGGTCGATGCGCTTGACGATGAAAAATCAGTACGCCGATTGCAGGCCGCACGCACGCTTATGGAGCATATCATGCCGAAAAAGGAACGGCAGGATGGCATGGTGGTAATCAATTTCGCAATGGAACCCCCTAAAATGCCCGATGCCCCGGTGTACGTTTACGAGGACAAACAAGGCACGGTAGGCAATGAATGAGTTCTATATCCCTTACCAACCGACACCGAAACAGGCAATGTTTCACCAAAGTCCGGCGTATGAAGTGCTTTTCGGAGGGGCAGCAGGGCCAGGGAAAACGACCGCTGCGGTTATAGACGCATTTACGCGCTGTTATCACTACTCCGGGACAAGTGCTTACATATTCCGGCGCACAAGACCCGAGCTAATCAAGTCTGTACTCCCCGAAATGTTCAAGTGGTATCCCCGTGGCTCCTACTCGTTCAACGACCAAAAAGCGATTTTCGCGCTTCCTAACGGCAGTTTCATCTATCTCTGCACGTTGCAGCATGAGAAAGACAAGCATAACTTCCAGGGCGCTCAGATTGATTGGTTGTACATGGAAGAATTAACACACTTTACTAAATCCATGTATGACTACCTCAAAACCCGCGTGCGTACCTCAAAGGACAAGAACATTCAACCATGCATCCGCTGCACATCGAACCCCGGCGGTATTGGCCATTCCTGGGTGAAGAAATACTTTGTGGACGCGGGGCCGGCGACAAGCCTTGTCCAAGTCAAAACATGGGTTGAATCGCGCAAGCGCTACGAGATCACAACCAAGCAGTACCTTCCCGCACTAGTGATCGAGAACCCGTACATCAACGACAGCTACATCCTTGAGCTTGAACGTAAACCTGAATCTCTAAAACGGGCGCTTTTGTACGGCGAATGGACAGCGTTTGAAGGCCAAGTATTTGTTGAGTTTGTGGACGATCCGACACACTACTTTGATCGCAGGAACACGCACGTTATTGAACCTTTCGACATTCCGGCACACTGGAAGCGTTATCGCGGTTTCGATTGGGGCTTCAACACACCTTTTGCAATTGTATGGGTAGCTATTTCCCCGACAGATGGCAGGATTTACGTTTACCGTGAGTATTACGGCAGTCAATCGGGCGACAATGACGGTATTCACCTGCCGAGCGCACAATTGGCGGTCAACATTCGCAGGCTTGAAGAACCTGAACGCAATCGCGGCATTAAGTTTTTCGGTTTCGCTGACCCGAGCATTTATGACAATCGCGATGGTGAGGGAAGTGTTGCTACCAAGATGGCAAATGAGAAGATTTTCTTTGACAAGGCCGATAATGCGCGGTTGTCCGGAAAAGACCAGTTCCATTCACGGTTTATGTTCGATGAACAAGGGCTTCCCGGCATGTACATTTTCAATAACTGCACTGAGCTTATCAGAACTCTCAAAGATTTACCGTACTCACAAACAAATGTCGAAGATGTTGACACTGACGCGGAAGATCATGCCTACGATGCCCTGCGCTATATCCTGACCGCTAATCCTGTGCCCGGTACTGAGCCGCGTGATGTACCCAAGTCAAACTTTAATCCGTTCCATCGCTACTAAGGAGCTTAACAATGAGTTTATCGGAGCAAAAATTGACAACCAGGGAAAAAGAGATACTTGATATTGGCAAGCGTCTGTTTGACCTGTTCCGAGAGCAGAACCGCAAATATAAGCAAGATGTTGCCAAGGCCCGCTTAGTTGCACAGTTGAAGGACCCGGACCAAGAGAACATTCCGCAGCTCCATACTTTGCGCAGCACGCTTGTTAGTTGTGTGGCAGACCAGATGGATAACATTCATGAAGCTGTTATCCGGCCTGAGCGCCCTGATACACAGAAACAGGCTGAGCAGTTGACCGATGTTGTGCAATACGTGTACGAGATCAACAATTGGCCGAAAAAGAACCGTGAGCGCATCGAGGATAATTTCATTGCCGGTACTTCTGTCATGCAGTACGTGTGGGACCCGGATATGGATTATGGCAAGGGTAATATCGCTATTATTGTATGCCCTATCGAAAGCATTGAGTGGGACTATGCGGCATCGGAGTTTCAGTTGAGCCGCGCCGTTTTCCACAAATCATGGCATCCGCGCTCTTACTTCAAGGAGCATTACCCGGACAAGGTTAAGTACATAGGCACAGGCGCATATCATCGCAGCGATGTTGACGGAACACTAACACAGGTTGCCGCCGATGAAGACGATGAAATATTGCTCCTGGAATATTGGTATAGAGAATACAACAGCGATACCCGCAGATATTCGGTTCATGTAGCCTATATCGCGGGCGATTGTCTTCTTTACTGTTCCGAAAACGCGCACCCCAAGGGTATTTACCTTCACGGGCTTTACCCGTTTGTGCCAGACATTTATACACGTGTTCATAACCGGTTGCACGGGACAAGCATGGTGATGGAGCTTACACCCTTACAGCAAGCAATCAACCGAAACGCGCAATACCTGGACGAAAACGCACGCATTAACAGCAAAACCCGCATTTTGTACGATGGACAATCGGGCGTAAACGCAGAAGACCTTGCGGACCTTAATAAGCAATTGGTCGAGGGCGAAAATATCAGTGAGAATCATATCCGGTGGTTCCCTGAAGTGCATTTATCGCCGGCTATTACCGCGAACATGTACGGCTATATCGACATGATGAAGCAGGACAGCGGGCAAACGCAATTTAACCGTGGCGAAACGGCAGGCGGCGTGGTCGCCATGGGCGCTATTCGGTCGCTTCAGGAAGCGGGTAACAAGACGAGCCGCTTTCGCACAGAAGTGTTTAAGTACGGCTTCAAAGAAGGCGTGGAACAGATACTATGGCTTGTCAAGCAGTTTTACACCAAGGACCGGCTTATTACGATTATTGGCGATAACGATGAACTTAAAGAAATCAAGCCCGCTGAACTATTCGATAAATCCGAATTGATGCCCTTTGCGGTTCGTATTCAAGTGCAGCGCAATAACCCTCTGCGTGTGCAGGCCGAGAATGACACGCTTATGCAGTTGTTCAATGTGGCCGCACAACAGAATCAGGCGCTTGATTTTGGACTGATGCTCAAACTGCTTCAGGTGGACGGAAAGGACCGGTTTATCAAGGCAATCGAGAAGGACGAAGGTAATCAAGTAACCGCATTGCAGGAGCAGAATGCAGGACTACAACAGCAGTTAATGCTTGCTAAACAGGCATTGGCCGAAGATGCGGCTTCACTCGCGGAAACTTCGCAGGAAGCGGAAGTCTTCGCACAACAGTGATATAAGGCGATAACGCTTTATATAGATTAACAGGAGATTGAAACGTATGGATGAAAACACGGTCGTTAATACCCCGGTAGAGCAGGACGCGCAGGGCGACGCTGCGTTGGGGGCTGCTCAAAATGTGGCAACAGACTCAAATGAAACGGGCGTAAACACGGGGGCCGCCGCCCCGCAGGAAAAGTCTACTGCGGAACGATTCGCCTATGCACTCAAACAACGTGTGCTTGAAGAAACGGCCAAGCTTGAGAAATCCCAGGCGCAGAAGTACGAAGGCGATCTAAAACTCGCCCAGGAAGTGCGCAAGGCTTTTGTAGGCAAGGACGATGCCGCCATTGTTGGCGATCTTCTAGCGGCACAAGTCAAGGTGTTTGCAGCGGAAAACAACATCAGCGAAACATTGGCGCGTGAGTTTATTGATCTTAAGCGCTCTGCTAAGCAGATGGACGTTTCACCGAAAAAGGCTGAACCACTTCCTGCCACTGACCCGCTTTCTGACACCTGGCTTATCCGGCTTTCCCGTCAACGTGCGGCAATCCAAGAAGCGCACGGGATGGATGTGCTAGAAGATTTGTCTCCGGAAGAAGAATCGCGGGTGATGAAAGGCGAAATTGATCTTAATGAAGTTTTCGCCATGCGTTCCAAGGCGGCCATGCCGCCGCCTGTCAATCGCGGTACGAGCAATCAACCCGTACCCAAAGACTTTACCAGAATGAGCGATGAAGAATATGAGGAATCCCGTAAGCTTCTTCAGCGCGAAGGACGAATTGATTATAGGAGTGATTAATTATGGCAACTGTGCGTACCATTACTGAAAGTATCGCGCCGGAGTTCCCGGCGGCATACTACAAAACCCAGGTACTCAAGGAATTGGCGAAAAAGTATGTTTTTTACCAATTCGCAAAAAAGATCCCTCTCCCGCAGGGCAACGGCAAGACTGTACAGACGCGCCGCGCAGTAAGCTACACCGCAGATCTTACCCCGCTTGTTGAAGGCACGCCGCCCACGCCGCTCTCCCCGACTGTTGAGGAAGTGTTGATCGCTATTCAGCAGTACGGCGATTATACCCCCATCAGCGACCTGGCATCCTTTGTGGCAGTTGATAATCTCGTGGCGCTTGAAATTGACAAGATTACCCGGCTTCAGCACGAGAAGGTTGAGTTGCTCAATATTGACGCGCTCAAACCCGCATCCCATGTGGTGTATGCAGCGGCAAACAATACGCCCGCTACCTCGACCATTACGCTTACTGCCGCGCATGTGCTGACCTCTCTTGAACTCCGCAAGGCGCAGCGCGACCTGAAAAAGCGTCACGCCGACCCCGTGTACCGGAACGGCAAGCCGTACTACATCTGCGTGGTCAATCCTGACAGCACGTTTGAATTGCAGAATGACAGCGTGTGGATTGATGTTGCCAAGTATCAGGCGGCAGAAAAGATCGAGAACGGTGAAATTGGCAAGCTGTTCGGCTTTATCGTGGTCGAAAGCCCGTTCCCGATCGAATGGTACGGCGCTGACCTGAGCGTTGCTGCCCGGACCCTGACCGTGGCGGCTAACCTTCAAAGTGCCGGCCCGACCATTACCATTGACGAAACCATTACTGCCGATGACGCGACGGCCCTTGCGACCCGCAAAATCCTGATTGGCACAGAGCTGCATACGGTGGTATCCGCTGATGCGACCGCCAAAACGATCACGACCAAGGCTAATATTACCACGACAGCCGGCGCGGATGGCGTGATTATCTATCCCGGCGAAGGTGGCGCGGCGGGCGTTGCCATCCAGGGCGCTCTGTGCTTTGGCGCTGACGCTTTCGGTAATGTGGAGCTTGAAGGCGCACGCAATATCGAAGTGTACGCCAATGAATCCGGCGGCCCGACTGACCCGCTGCATCAGCTCCGTACTGTTGGACTTAAGATCAACGGTTTCGGCGCAGGCATTGTTACCAACGACTATATCACTATGATCAAGCATGGTGTAGCCGCGTAATTGACTTAGGGGGGAGTAATCCCCCCTTTTTCCCATGAAAGGAGATTTCTCACTTATGGCAGTTAAAGCACCATCCAATAAAGTAAAGCTGTTCGTTCTGATTGACGCGCTCAACAATGAACCTACCGCATCCGGCTCAATCAATAGTAAAGAGTATTCTTTTCCCCGTGGCACGACCATTGAAGTACCCGAAAACCTTGCTATTCACATGGTAGCTGTCGGTCAAGCTATCATAATGTAATTTTGTAGGGGGAATAATCCATGACACTTAAAGAATTGAAAGACATGCTCATGCTTCAAATGGGAAACGATGTTGAGGATTATTCCGACTACGCCACACAAGCCCTTATTTACTTAAATGAGGGGTACGGGCGGGCTTATCAACACTGGGTGGGGGTGTACCCCGATATGCCTTTGGCATTAGATACGGATATTCCCGCCCTGCCCTCTCATGTGCATTCCGCGATTGTCGATTGGGCAACATGGCTCATGTACCGAAATGGCAATCCGAGCAAGCAAAATCGTGGGTATGCGTTCCGGCAATCGGCCGAAAAGACATTAAGAACACTTCCCTTGTTTGGTGGCAAGAGTGCGCAAGAACGATATGCAGCGGGCCGATTTAAGGGCCTTTACGATTCCTAACGGGGTGCGTGCATGAATCAATACGAACGTTCGATAACAATAGACGGGTTTACGGGCATCTGCCAGGACGGGGATGGTGTAAACCTTAACCTCAAATATGCCACTGACGCGCAGAACACGGACACGCAAGGCGGTACGCTTCGGCCCATGCGCGG